GCTGGTTATTCCACGCTCCCCCGTGACCTTCCCAGGTCACGGCCGTCTCAGTTCTATTCCTGTAGGTAAACCAAGGTTGCGCATAGTTATTGCGCACCCGCGGTCGACTTCCAGGAAGCGAGCTGAGGGTGTTTGTCCCACTCATAAGAGTGTGGACTCCGTACCACATGACATAGTCAGGTGGTTCCTCGTACATACCATTCTCAGTGCGGATGTACACATCGTCCCGACAAGGACGAGATGTTAATTCGCGCCAATTCCAAACACCGTTACCAAGGTAGCGGCAATTGGATGAATGGCAATACTCATCAAACACCGAATCGATACCACTGTCTACGTTCCCAGGAAAGGGACGATAGAAGAGTAAACGCTTAGGTAACAGCCGTAGAACGTATTGTCTAACGGGTGAAAAGAAGTCCTCCCACAAGGGGCGGCTTCTAGTTTGATTGAGGAATTTGAAGACATTCTGGACAGAATCCAGCATGTAGTCAAAAACGAACGGACGAACCGAAACACCTCCGAACCAATCTTCCCCACAAGACTCGCGAAAAGGCCCTTTCTCAAAGGTCTTATCGATGTTAGTCTTGAATCCCAAGATCCTTAACAGGGACACTAATTGTCCAAACTTATCGCTTGGAATAATTATGTCGTCACCGTAGACTGTGAAATCCCGCCCGGGATTACCACAACCGACGGCGACGCACGCCGCTGTGAAGATCAAAGTTTCAATAGGGAAGGTAGTACCATTACCCATCGAGGAGAACTTGTTATAGGTGTGAACTTCATCACCTATCAAGAACTGCTCGGACCGACACGAGTTTAAAAGCTCGAACCAGTCAGGTGGAAATAGCATTCGAACGACACCGGTTGCGATAGAATCGCTTGCGGCCGATAAGTCAATCGTAGCTAGATCCCTGCCACAATCCATGGAGCCCTCTCGGGCCATCCATTGATTCTTCTCCTGTGAGGAGAGGTCTATACCAACACGAAGTAAGTGTGATCTTAAAACAAGGTCACACCCCTTCTGAAGGATAGAGTTGCAGAATGGTTCGACAGCTATAGTTCGCAAAACCTTAGCTGTCTTCGGAACGAACGACAATTTGTTATACCGAACATACTCCGCTTTCGAGTGCAAGGCTTTAAACCAAGCGCCCGACTGATGATTAGAGTGTCCATCGGCATCTAGGGTAAAGACCCTACGAAGCCAAAGGTTGCTCGAAACAGCAGCGGCGAAGTAAGTTGCGGCGCGCGGAGTCACTGTGAACTTACTGCGCGTGAGTTTCCTCATCGCGTTAGTAAGATCTCCGTGAACACCAAGCGATGCGCCTTTACCAATGCCTACCTGTGAAAACACCTTTTTAAGGTCTGGTGTCGTTCCTATCGCATAAGCGATAAATGAACGCATCTTACGCAGCTGCAAGTTGAATCGCAGCCGACGAGAAGAAACACCAAAATCCTTATCAAGACACCAAGAAGCGAAGCGCTGATTAGTCCGAGCACATTCGTGTTCAGACTCCCAGAACTTCTCTAGAGCATTCTCCTCCGGGTTATACCTGGAGGGAAGGATCTGCTTCTTGATGAGGTAAGCAAACTGATTCCTTACGAAATGATCGTAAGCGGAGCTATACAACTGTGAGCTCCACGAATCAGCCAAGTCGAGAGCGGCATCGAAGTTTCGATCCTTAATGACGGGACCGAGCTCCGAAATGTCACTCGTCGTCTTGTGGTGCTGGTATAGCTGTGACAGAAGGCTCCAGTAGGAACTTGGAGCTGCTGACTTTAGCCTCTTTGATTGCCGTTTGGCCAATCTGAGAAGTTCGGTACCCATATCGGGCTACCTCCTTGCTGTAGTTAAGACTACGTTCAACGACGTAGGTTGCGCAAAGTATTGCCGCAACCACAACAAGAGCACGTGCTTGCATTGGATCAGAAATTGATCTTCTGCAACTTCACGTGGTTCTTGAAGTCGGCACCCGAAAGCAGGGCACCGGCGTCGTTTAGCAAGGCGTCAACATCTGCACTGGCATAGCCAACAGGCACATCGACCAAGATTCGAACCTTGGCCTCACCGGACGTCGTTTTGGCGCCGGTGAGGGTCAGGGTCCGAGTCAGCTTGGCTTCCGTGCGGGCCAGACCGGAGAACGTATCAGTCGGCTTCGGAGCAGAACGGGACAGCAGCAGGTCATCTTTGACCGAAGCAGTCTTCGCAGCACCGATATAGCCGATACTGTTAATGGCGAAAGAATCGCCATTATACGTTTTGGTGTTGAAAATCAATGCCATTGGGAATAACCCCCTAGTTGGTAACCTATAACTTGGGAAACTTGCGGAGTAGTAGGTTTGCTATCCCTGCAAGTCTTTGCCCAATGAGGGCTGCGGCATCTACAATACGCTGTCTGTTCTTATCAAGATCCGGATCAATTTTGCTCCGGTTCAAAATGACAAGTGATGGCGTACGTAGCCCTGGGAAACGTACTCTTTCAACCGTGCTACCAGTTTTAGACATGGTAGCAGACGACGTCACACTAGCGATACCGAGAGGGGAATATCCCGTCACGACGCAAGTGGTCGATCGTACACGTTTGTAAGAAATACAGGATCCAAGTTGGTTAACACCTGGAGTGGGGACTATAGCACCTACAAAATCGCCGATGTTGACAAACCAGTCAGCAACGAACGATAGCGTGAGTAACTCCCAAGGAAGAGTAACCAAATCCTTGGAACCCAGACCGAAATGGTCTAGTATAGTCAATTTCCACTCATCCAAACTTGTAGCCCGAACAGTAATTTCATCAGTATACAGAAAATAGCCATTCTGTACGATATGATTACCGCTAGGGATATAAGAAATGGACGACTGAGTCGAACGACCCACAACCGCCTTACCGCGGGCAGTGTGGCGTTCTGCCTCGTCCAGGCTAGCACGCAACTGCTTCAATAGCGTTTGGATATCACTTATTAAGGGCAGAAGCCCGTAACGAGAAATAAGCCAAGCACCAGCGGCGCCCGCAGTTATACGAGAGCCAGCCTTAGCTAACTTCCGGAAAGGGCTATTGCGACGCTCATTAAGAACGTCAGCATACATCCCCTTCAGGATTAGCTTGACTGACTCCATATAACTGTGTAGCATAACGTAGCTCTGCTTACGTTCTGCTATTGTCTCCCACAAGTTTGTCGGGGGACGACCGCGTTCGCTGTGACAGCGAGTAGAAGCTTCATCAAGAGCATTCTCAATCTCACCATTCGAAAGAATGGGAGGTGAGATCCACCAACCATCCCCGCTCTTTGCAAAAGCAGCGGAAAGATTGGAAAGTGGGTACTCGGCCCCGAACTCATAGATTGACTGATACTGATTCGGTGCACTGCACTGAAGAGCATTACCAGTAAAGATCAAAGGACCACCCAGCTTAGCGGAATTGAGGGTACTCTCTAACGCAGACATAGCGTTAAAGAAAACCTCGCCCTTAGCTGAACGAGCCTTGAAGTTCGGCACGACGTCATCGGTCATGCGCCTACGGACACCTACAGTATCGACATAATTCAAGTTACCGCGATTCGTACGGATAAGACTGCCAGAACAGGCAACCTTGTCAGACGAATACCACGGAGACGTGAGTGTTGAGTCTGTAAATTGCCCGTCCGCGCGAGACCTTGTTGCCATGGGATTAACCTCCTGTGATGACAAAAGTTGGTGCAAACCAACAAAGTGCTGGCGGGAGCC